TTGGCACTGATTTATAAGTTGTAATCTTATCTCCACTACCCTTAACTCCCTTTACTGCACCAATCACTTTTGTTTTATCAACAACTTTTTTCATCTCAATCTCAACTTCAATTTCTGTTGGTTGTTGTAGGGATTGAAATTTGATAATAGCATCTTCAAAAGAAAGCTCATATATTGACATTATGTTCATAATATAAGCCATATCTCCTTTACTAAACACCTTGTCTTTATTCAACTCCATTGCTTTGTTGAATCCTAATATGAAAGTATTTCTCATTTGATGTTGAGGGTGAAGCATATTGGAAGATTCTTTTTCAAAAATTGAATCTGCCAACTTCTCAACATCAACTACTCCAAATATCTCATCACAGTTTTGTTTGGATAGTTTCTGTTTGTAATCTTCAGTAGATGCAAAGGTTACTCTCTTACCATCTTCATCAATTTTATACAAGTCATAGTAGTCTTTTTCTTTAATCAGTTTTGCTTTCATCTTACTCTAATTTAAAGGTTTCTATAAATTGAATCTAATACTGCAAGAACCAAAGGAAATGTAAGCAATGGCAGAATAATTCTTATCCATATTGGTATATACTTTTCAGTAAATGCAATTACTATACATGAAATAAATAGTATTACTACTGATAATACTGCAATTATGTGAAATACAATCATTTTCTTTGATTTTAAAAGTTTGTGCCTCCAGTGGGAATTGAACCCACCTATCAGATTACTCTAGGTTACAGCATCTTTTTTCAAATCTCTACCGTCATAGAGTATGCTTGTTACATATTTCTATCTGAACCACTCACTGCTTCAGTTGCGACCCTAACAGCTATGGAGGCTTAAGTTTTTATTTTCTTGAATCTAAGTAATCTATAATAAACCCTACAGCAACAATTAGATTCATTCCAATTGAAGCTAAGATTTCATAAATATCTTCATAGATATTAGTGGATAAATGAATATGACCCACCATCCAAAATGGTATGGACAAGTTTTGACTTATCCACACCACTAAGTATTTGAAAAAGTTAATCACCTCTTTCATTATTCACTCTCTGTATACAAATTGCTTTAGTTCTCACCATTGCTTTGCTTACAATCTCCATTCTGATCAGGTTCTCCAACACTGTTCTCCTTCTGGGACTGCAGATTTTTTTGATGTTCTTGCCATTCAGCATTTTCTATTTCCTTTTTGCGTAAGTATTCAGTTAAACTAAAGTTTTCTGGAAGTAGCCCATTCTCTTGAACTACTTCCATGTAAATATCTTTCATTCTTCCCATGTCCAAAGTTTTGTTGATGTGTCCTTCTTTGCAATAAGCTTTTCTTCTCCAGTCAAATCTTCAAGTTTATACACCGGCATAGATAATTTTTCATCACTATAATAAGCTTCATTCTTATGACCTATTACAGCAGGAGGTGAATAGTCAGGTAAACAATACTTATCATGCAGTATCTCTGCCCAATTATGCGGTATATTAAACTCTCTGACAATTGTTGCTGGCTTATACCCAATCCTAACACAACACTTTATTCTTTCTAGTTTAGATTCTGGTATAGAGTTTAATACTCTTGTAATATAACCCTTACCATACTTAGTTTTTACTTTTGGCATCTTCAATGTCCATATATCCAATTACAATACCCAACGGAAATATTGCAATACCTACTCCGCGTATTACTTCTGTTTTCAGGGGTACATCAAAATCACATTGACTAAACTTATACAGGTTGGCAAACCATCCGTAGATACAAAGTACCCAGATAGCAAATCCAATCCATGCTGGCATTGATGTTTTCATACATTAAATTTTAAAGGTTTAAACTTGTTCCATTTCAAACACTTCTTCCTTAGATAAAGCTTCAGCTAATTCAGTTGGTTTAAATCTATTAGCATCAAAGTACTCATATGGAAAGCAAGACTGGTCTAATTCTATTTCTTTTAGTTTTAGACCAATCTTGTTCTTCTGAATACTTAAATGGGACGCACCTATTACTGTATAGATTTGACCTTTTCTTATCCACTTCTCTTGAGGAATCTGTTTTGGTTTTCTTGAGTCATCAATACATATCACCTGCATACTCTTCAATTTCTACTTTAAGTTCTAATTGACTAAGATTAGCATGCATTTCAAGTATGTCTACTATATTGCCTGACTTGATATTACATTTACCTACATTGTGTGCTATCAATGCACACTGTTCAGCCTGGTCTCTTTCATGGTTACAATACCTTATAAGCAAGGCCATGACATAGAGAAAATCATTTTCTGAGTCATTGTATAAAACCAGCTGATGTGTCTTTTCCAAAACCATATTGTTTCAGTTAAATTAATAAAAAATCATGTACCTCAAAGTTTGATGTTAAAATCTTTCCAGGTGACTTTGTTTTGATCATACCCTTCAAGAGCTTCCTTAACCCATGCTTCATCTACAGTATCCATGTAACATAGTATATGAACTACTGCTGTGTCATCTGGATTAAGTCTCAACAATCTACCAATTCTCTGGGCAGACTTTCTCTCATTACCATAGGCATGCATGATAATACCTTGCTTTAGTTCTGGGATGTTAACACCCTCATTCAACTGCATTACTGCAGCCAACTTAAGTATCTCACCTCTCTTAAACTTATTTAAGTTTTCTAAAGACTTAGAGTTATTACTATGATAACTATGTTCACAGAGTCTATCTGCTTGCTCCTGAGTATTAGCAAAGATAATACACTTGGTTTTAATACTGTCAGAAAGAAGCTTTGCATACTTCTCTTTGCTTGGATAAGCCATAAGAGCTTTCATACGCATAATTCTTGCTATCTGCAGTCCTTTGCCACTAGCACCGGATATCCTATTAGACCAATAAGAATAGTTAGCCTGTTCTGTAGTCATAAAACCACCTGATTTGGTATCTACCTTAACATCTTTTGCTGTACCTAATTTGAGCTGGTGTACAATGATCTTATAGTCATTTAAGATATTATCCTCAATTGCATCATCAATAAAGTAATTGTAGACAATAGGACAAAACTCATTGACCATTACACCTTTCTCAGAATGGCTTCTCTTTGGAGGAGTACCTGACAAACCTAATATCTTACCACTATAGTTCTCTAAGAACTCTCTATGAGAATCCAATAGACTATGACACTCATCAAGATAGAGTAAATCATAATCTGCAGGATCATGTTTATTTAGACTTAAATAAGTGGTAAAAGTAACCTGGCTTAACAGCCTGTCTTTCTTAAACTTATGTGCTTGCACTTGCCATTCAGATAGAATACTTCTGGTTGGACCAACTACAAGAACATTTTTAAGAGGTGTACAATGTTGTTCAATATGTTTTAGGCCAACAAGGGTCTTACCGACCCCTGTGCCCAAACCCAAACCACATCTATGTCTACCTTCAGTAGCTTTCAATGCTTGTTCTTGTATCTCGTCTCTTGTCATTTTGGTAAATTGAAAATTCTTTTTCTTATATAAGCTCCACTTTCTTCTGAATTAGCAATAAGCTTTACAGTTTTGATGTGCTTATCAAGATTTGCCATTACTTTTTGATGACTGTATGTACTGTAAGCTTGTAAAAAAGCATGAAGAAACTGAAATTTAACAGGTCTGTCTACATTACCAATCTTTATAAAGATCTCATTAAATGCTTTACACATTTGCTCAGCTTGTGGATTAGTAATAATAAAGTTACCTGTTTTAATGATGGATGTATTATGTCTAATTGCAATGTTATTGATAGCTATCATTGCAAGCATAGTAACTTCAATATCATACATATTCTTCCACTTAAATAACTTCATGTAATCAGGACGAATCATTTTCCATGCATTGATAAAATCCATCATGTCCCATGACTTACTTGAATTATTCATATAGGCCATAATCTCAATTAATTCTTCTTCAGACTGAACAGATCTTTCAATATAAGGAATAGGTAAACCCTCTCTTTCAAGAGCAGTAGCTAAGTGTTGACCATCAATAATATAAGTCTTCATTGTACCCTCTATTAGATTTGTAGTAGTAGTAATAACAGTTCTAACTACTCCAATTTTCCTCATACTTGCAATCATTTTCTGTACATGTTTACTATCTATTGCTCTATTCATTGGCAATACAGCAAACTTTGAGTAATCATTTGCATACTTAATTTTAAGTTCTTTTCCAATCATTTCCATAATCATAATTTTTAAGTTGTTAGATTTTCTCATTCTTAATCAATAGACTGTTTGCATACAGTGTGTTCTTAAATGCAGCAATAGCAAGCTTCCCAGCTTCAATTTTACCACTCTTATTGAATGTGTCATATGCCTTGTTGCCAATTTGTTCTGACTTATCAGCAACATCCTTAATCTGTTTTGTGTTTACTTTGCTCATACTCTATTTGTTTAATTGTTCTTATTAACTCTAACTGTTTTCTCTTAACTTCAATTAACTCAGGGGTTATTTGTTGAACATTTAACTTGTGATTCCCAGCAATACGTTGTTTTATATAAACATCACCAAGTGCAGTTCTTTGTTTTTTGGAGTAAACCTTTTGATTAACTGTGTATTTGTCTTTGTATTTCTCAAGGGTTACCTTAAGTGCTGCTTTGTACACTTCGGGATTTCTAACTTTATCTATTTTAAGATTTAACCTTATATTGTTTTTCTTAGATAAAATTTGAAGTTCTTCAGTAGGATAAACCACTTTACAACTTTTATATCCATATGTACAAGTCTTACACTTTGCACTCTTGTGATTAACTGCTGAAACTATATACAGTTCATTTTTATCACAAAGTTTAACACCACATTGTTTACATTCTTTTGGTTCCACATAAGGAATCTTGACAGCTTCTTTTTTAGGCTTAATAATTCTTTTATAGTAACTTTTACCATGTAGCATTTTAGCTTGTTTAGCAGCAAACTTTTCTAACTCTGGAGTTGCATACGTATAAACACAGAACTTAGCTTTTCTTGAACAGTGGTTACATGTACTTTTAAGAAAGTAAACTCCAGTATCTTTATCATATGTAGATAACCTACTATTTCTCTCAATTAGTTCTACACCGCACTTTTTACAGTTTGTGTGATTCCTTACTATTTTTTTAATCATATACATCATTTTAAATAACCTAATTCTCTAGCCTGTTCTGGATGTTCATGCACCCAATTGTGACAATTCCTACAGACTGCTAACCACGTACTTTGTATAAGGTAATACACATTTCTGTTGGCACCGGCATATGTATGATGCACGTCTGTGGCATGCATCATACAACCGGTTACCTTCACCTCACACAAAGTATGTTCAGTCATGAATCTCTCTCTTAGTTTGAGATATTCATCATCTAGTTTTTTACGTTTAGAAGAGACCTTGGGGATAAGTGTTGGTTTCTGTGAAGGGTCTTTGCTTTTGTGGCAACTCCAGCATGTCTTACAGTAAGGTTCCCCAAGGTGTCTCTTCCAAATATATTGCTCAGTATTACATCCCGAGCACAGCTTTTTCTTTGCTTGCATTTCTTAATCTTGGCAATTGATTAGGATCTGTAGAGATCTCCATAAAGTTCTTTGGTAGAACACCTTCTTGAATAAAGATACAAATAATATCATCTTTTGTGATGTTTAAATCTTTAAAGTTTAGGGTATTCTTGAACTTATCATCAGTCTCACTATTGTTAGTAAAGAACTGAGCAATTGGAGACTCTGGAAATAATCTATTGAACAACAGATTTGTGATTTGATTTGTCAATTTCTGTTTGTGGAGGTTAATTACCTGTTGTCCTCTTAGATATACTCTTTCAATCCTCTTCTTCTTTTTACTACACATAGTAGTAAGCTCTTGTTGTGTGAGGGCATTAAGTCCATACAAAGCTCTTTTGTATAGATAGTTTTGATACGAAGTATATTTATCAATTTCATACTCCATTGTGAGTTTCTTAGGCATTAACTGATACTCTTCAAGTTTACCTGTGTACTCAAATCTGTCTTTTCTTTTGTTTAACTTTTCCATATTGATATACATTTAATAATTACAATAAAAAAAAGAGAAAGTGGACGAAGTCCACTCTCTCTTCTACCTAATCAGGTATTAATTACCTAATTCATCAAAGTTTGTATTTGCTTTGATAGCAGCAGACTTATTTGCATAAGCAGCTCTCAGCTGATCTACATTGTCATGCTTGATCAATGTATCTTCTGCATTTACTGATGCTGAGTATACAGTTTTGCGGTAAATTGGAGCACCTGCTACAGTACAAACAATACCTGTTTCACCTGCAATTTTCAGGTCACGCTCAGGATTCTTCTTATTAAATGCTTCAAGAGACTCAATAATAGAAATTTTACCTGGAAGTTCCTGACCATTGTAGAATCCAAGAGACTGAAGTGTTTCAACTTCACCTTGCAATAGTGTAGAAATTGTTTTAGGTTTAACAAAACCATTGTCATCAATCATTACACGTGTTTGCTCTAAACGAATGTAACCGTAAATTGGGTTGTTTTCTGAAACATTAACAACTGCACCTGATGTAGCATCTGCTACTACTTTAACTGAAGAGTTCATAGCTCTAAATTTTGATTAATAAATAAATGAATTGACTTTTTGAGTAGGAAATTACTATATCAACAATTACTCAAGTTGTTTGATAAGTGGTAGTATTGTATATCGCGAGTAACAATACTATTATTCAAGTGGATCCGATAAATCTATAATGTCATCAAATGGTATATCATCTGAAGGCATATTCACAATTTCATCATCTGACTCTGGTAAACACTCAAAGTCATAGACTTTTTCAGACTCTTTTTTATCCACACAAGAGCCATAGAAGGGATTAAGCACTGATTCACCGTAGTCTAGAGACATCAAGTACTGTATATCTGCATCAGTGAGATCTAGATATTCTTCTACTGTTAAGTAGACAGTCTTGCCATTCGGTAATTGATAGTACAATTTTACAAATAAGAGTAAATATATGCTATTTAAACTTAAGTGTAAATTACAGCACATCTTTGATTGCACTATATAGCTAACTAGTACAAATCAAACTCATCAGTGGGTATAAAATCCTTTACATCAACAGCAAATTCATTATTCCATGCTTCCCCTGTCTGTTCATCAATTGCTCCTGGGGCAAGTACTCTTAGTGGATAATAGTTGTGTAACCCCTGAAAACTTTTTACAGTAACAGGAATATACCCTTGTTGATTAAACATGGAGTCTTTGTACTTATCCTTATCACCAGACCAGCCTTTATAATTCTCAATAGATATGTATCCATGTGCACCTATTGCTGGTACTTCAGGATACTTAGCACCTAAATGAATTTTAAATAGCCACTCTGTACCAGGATGTGATGAACCAAGAGTATCACACAGTAAACGTGCAATATCCTCATTCTTTACATGTTTCTTAATTACATTGTATAGATCAGACTCATTAAGACTTATTTGTATCATCTTTCTCAAAATAGTTAGCAAGTCTTACTACAAGAACAACACCGGCAAAAACTACTGCCAGTGCTGTAAATACTACGATTAATGTTTTCATTTGGATGTGAGTTCTAAAGGTTCAAATACTAATACTCCATGTCTAAACTCGTAGTTAGTGTGTGCTGAGATAGATAAATCTCTCTCATCTATAATATCATCACTCATAGGAGTAATTGAGATTATAGTATGATTATTTATTACTATCTCATAGTCACGGTACTGTTGTACATAGAGAACTAACTTAGACCCTTGATACTCAGGTACTCCCAGGTCATACAGTTTGTCATTTTCAATGTAGTACCATTCACATTGTTCAATTGGAGTTTGTATATCAATAACTAACTCCATTGGTTCATAATCAGGCTTTCCAGCAAGTAGCTGGATTAATAAAATCATACTTTTCATAATCAGTTGTTTTAAAATGGTAATACTGCATCATCAGGACAATACAGCTGTTTTGTAACATAGTAGATTTTTCTAAGTCTTTCAGCTTCATCATCAAGATTTGTAAAGTCAATCTTTAAGTTAAGAGCCTGTGCATATCTAATAGCATCCTCAGTATGATAATAATGACTCTTGCTAATTAAATACTCTATACAGTCATCTTTATCTTTTGCAACAGACAATGCACTACCGATATAGCTTAAGCTCACATGAAATATATCAGTTTGAGCTTTCAGTACATATATCATTTTACACAAAGACTTTGGATCTACATTCTTAAATATCAATGACCGCTTACACAAGTGCGTAGCATAATCTTCTATTGTGTTTATTTTGTTTTTTGCAACTGCCTTAGCCAAAGAGAGAGTAAAATACTCCTGAAATGATCTTGGTAGCTCACACCACCAACCTGTATTCATACGTCCTAAAAAGGATTCTATAATGAATGGATGTGGTGTTTTGCCAAACCAAAATTTCAGGTCTCTGGTCTTCTTGTCAAAACTAATACCTGAGACACCTGTAGTGATATAAAATAAACTCTTGTTAAACTTGGGTTTAAACTTATCTTCACTCCAATAGATGTGAGTATCAGTCTCTATTACTTTATACAAATGAAAGTCAGTAATTCTGTTCTCATAGAATAAGAATCTTTGCTCATCAACTGATTTCTGTAGAAACTCTCTGCTTCTATCAAAACTATTCTGATGAGCTAAGATAATTACCCTTGATTCTTCTGTGCTCTCTTCCATTTGCTTTTAGCATTAGAAAGTTCTAATCTTTCTATCTCTGTTTTCTTGAACACAGACCTGTCAATAAGAACTGGATTAGCATTGATTGCAGACTGTATCTTTGTTCTCTCAACATTGTAAGCATTAGAGCTTTCACTCTTAGCCATTGCCATACTTGCTACACGAGTAGCAAAGTTTAATTTAAGTTTACTCATCTTTCTTGTGTTTGGTTTTACGTGTATACTTTTTCTTATTCTTCTGTATGACAGGCCGTGTGGCCTGCCATATCTCCTGCATAGTTAATTCAACAGTAGTCATCATCTTCTTCATAGTCTCTAACTTGTTCCTCTATAAAGTTATCTACAATACCACTGCCACGGTTAATTACCGGTGCTGCATTTTTAGCAATGAGTGTCTCATAATATACAATAATATCTGTGACACTGTACCTTGGAAGAATTTTACCATCTAACAGATTAGTAAATCTTTCTCTTGTTTTCTGAAGTGCTTCTGCTTTTCTCATTTGAGTTGGTTTTAAAGTTGAATATCATATTGTTTAAGATAGCATAGATCATCAATTACTCTTAGTTTAAGAGAATTGATTTTACTCTTACCATCTAGGCAAATCTCTTTTCTAATCTCTTCAAGAGACTGAATAGAGAACTTCTTAAAGAAGTTATAAAAGTCAATGTAAGTTTTCATTTGAGTTAATTTTTAAGTTAAATGAGCACTTTAAACGTCATACTCAGGACAGCAGGTTAAAATGGTAATTCTGTAAATAGATTATCTAATTCTGAATCCCATTGTCTTCCCGCATAAGAATGAATTTCTTTATTTGGGAACAGTCTCTTTGCACACTCTATAGCAACAGTATCATTATACACACCATAGTCTCCTGATTTATAGTAAAGGATAACATCATTACCTATTACTTTCAACCATCCACCATTAGCAGTAAAATATTTGCTGTTACGGTATACTTCACTGATAGAGCTATGAAAGTTCTCTACAAATTGATATGGATCAAAACACATTCTGCAATCTGTTTCATCATCATGGGCAACTTGTATAATAAACTTGATACCATTGCTATTCTGAAAGTCTGATAAATCAACTGGTGACTTATAGACTTTAGAAGCAATATTTACAAGTTTCTTTCTTAATCTCTCAGTTTCATCTTGCTTCTCTTGAATTTTAGCATACCATTGTTCAGGAGTTCTTGCAAGATCTTGTCTTCTCATTTCAGCTTCATAAGAATCTTCAAGATCATCAGTATTGAGAACTGTATTTTCATAGTCTTCTCCTTCTTGTGCAGCAATAGCAGATATATACTCAGAAGCAAGATTCTTTGCTTTGTCTCTGATATCAATTAAACTTGCCATTGCAGTTATCTTTGCTTCTATCTCCATTGTTTTTTGAAGAGCAAGAGGAGCTACTACTGACATAAACAGTCTTTGTTCTTCAGCTGTAGACTCTGCCCATCCACCACCTGCAAAACATTTGAAGTCTTCAGATGGTACACTAAATGTTTCATGCTTAGTGCACAGTGTTATTGAGTTTCTACCATAGGTAACTACAGTAAATAATCCTTGTCTAGATTTTAAGTGAATTTTCATTTGAGTTGATTTTTGAGTTGATAAATAAGAGCCTAAAGTTATTAGCTCTTCTGGTGCTTCTACTGACCGCGTTATCTGTATAGCCACATAAATGTGTAACAGCACGGCTGCACTTTTGAAAGTTCATAAGGTATGCTTCCCAACCACCTGCATCCTAAAGATGCATCAATTTTTTGTAACAATAGAGAGTTCTTGCTCATAAGATTCTTTGAGCATAAGCAAATCACTCTTCTGTAATTTACTTAATGATTCTTTGTACTCTTTAGGACAAGAACCATTTACTGCTGTTACTAATACAGCAATTTCCAAAATCAAATTTGAAATCATATATGTGTGTTTAATTGGTTACTGATTAATACTTTTTTGCACTGAGACACAACTAACTACTAGGCAGATAGACAGAATAAATCCTGTGATGACGGCCTCTGTTCATTAGTTGTGTCAGTGCATCAAAGATAGATTAGTGCTACAGAGGTTATCCACCAATGTAGCATAGGTTAGTGGAACCGTTCCGCTCTAAACTATTTTTACTAACCTATTATTTGACCCCTCTGCACTTAGTTGTGATAACTGGTATTCCAGCATCCCGTATACTCACAGGCTAACTACATGTTAGTATCACAACTGCCTGACCAAGGTCAGATTAGTGCATTAGGATACAGGCTTTGCACCTGTCTATTGTATTTCAAGAAGTTTTTTTCTGCTATCTCAATTTGATTCTTGAAATAACCTGTTTTGTTACCCTTTCTTTTATTAAAAATCATCAATGATTCCATCACCATTATATGTTTTCTCAACTTTCTTGTAAGTATAACATACTCTAAAAAGTTTTCTTCAGTTATTGATTTAATTGTTTTCATTTTAAGTTTTAAATTAAGGTTCTGTTACAACATAAGGTTCATTACCTATATATCGTTTTGAGGGAGTATACTCTTCTAACACTTGTAGTATCGTGAATGATTCATCTCCAATGGAGATATGTGTACTACTCCCTATATATTTAGATAGGTCTTTAGTAGTATAGTAAGAGTACATGTTACCTGATTGGGTTTTGATAAGATAGTTCATTTGAGTTGAGTTTTAAGTTTTATTAATCTATTGTTTATACCCCTCTGCACTCAGTTGTAAGATCACTGTGCAAGTACATAAACTCCACCCGTTACGGTTTCACAGTCTACATTCCACTCGTGATGCACAAGTACTCTCTTGGAACTTAAGATGATACTTACAACTGCCTGACCTTGGGAATCAGGAATGGTGCATTAATAAAACAAAGAGAACTAAAGCCCACGACCTAACCATTGTTGATCTAACAGGCAACCCCATGGTACGAGTTGTTCTCTTTGTTATATGGTACTCTCACAAGGTTGCAACCCTTGACATACATCCAACACCGAGGCATCATAAGCCAATTGGTAGTATGTTATCCTGCAATTGGATGAGAGTAATATTGGTAATTAATTTACAGTGTGTACTCTATGCTATAGTACTTACCGTCTTCACTGCGCATGCTGGCAATGATTTCATTTGGGGTGTAATAAGTAACACCATTTCTTGTATACTCAAAGAGTATTACTTTGTTATCCTCCATGTAATTTATTTTGAGGGTGAATATACTAATGAATGAGTAGTTTTATATCATACTCAGGATAATCTCGGGTGGCTATGAGACTACTTAATAAAGTAATACTCATACAAAGAGTAATCATACATATATGTAATCAGATAAAAGGGTTACGTATTAATTAAAGATTGTCTATTAGTATTAGACTGTCAAGATCTGAATACTTACCACCATATACTTTGTGGGTATTGTAGTTTTCTATCCAGATACTATCTTCAGATACTTCTAAGTAGTATTCTATGTCAATGTTACCACCAACATCAGACCAGTCCTGAGATATATCCGCGGGAGACTCTGTTGCTCTTCTATTAATGTCTCCTATAGAGAATCCTATAGTAAAGAATACAATAGATAGTAGAACAAATACAGTTGTAATCATATACTCTCTTTTCATATGTATAGTTTTAATTGATTGCAGTGTTTTATAGCCATATACTCAGTGAAGAGTGGCTACTTATGTGTGTATTTTGAGCTTTGGTTAAGTAGTATGAGTATAAGGTATGATTGATTCTCAACTACTTAGCCCCTCTTACTTAAAGTAATTATGTATTATTTATACTCAACTTTAGGAATCCAAGAATGTTTTCCAGTGTTTACTGGATACTCACCCCGTAATTTCCAAGACTTGTTTACCTTTAGGAATCCAAGAATAGTATATTGTGAATAGTTAATACTTAATACACATGTGCATACGCTGATACAGTTTCAGTGACCAGGGAGAATATACAATTAACAGTATTCAATGTACATATATCTGCATATCCTGTATCAGTTTGAGTAGAGGGTTGTCCAAATAGGATATGAGAAAGACAAAAGAGCAAGGCTTGTGTAGCCCTGCTCATGTCTTGTGTAACATAAACTGTAGATTACTCTATAGTAATTGGGGATTGTTTATTATTGTATGGTGAAAGACCTGTGTAGTCTTGTACCATTATAAGTGTCTTGCCTATGATAGGATTGCTAGTTTCTGATTCTAGCCTGTATCCTAATTTGACTGCATGTACAAATGCTTGTTCAATGTTTGTGTAGTCTTGTTCAGTAATGAATAGAACTAATTTTCCTTTTGTAACAAATGGTTTCATAATGTGTAATGTTTGTTATATTGTAGGTGGATAACTGTATTCCCATGACCATGAATAAGTGCCTTCTTCTGTTATAATGTAACGTTTAACCTGAAGACCTTGTGCCTTTCTTTTTAATGCTAAGTAAGGATTACTTGTGATGTGTTCAATACCATCTTTAGTATATGTGAAGATAGTGTTGTAAATTGAGTACAATGGATTCATGCTGTGTAAGGTTAAGTGATTGAATTGTTAAAGAACAGGGCAGGCATGTGCCCACCCTGTGTGATCATGTGAAATCCTTGAGTTACTCTGCTTCACTCTCTGGATTTACTTTGGCTTTTGCTTTAGGCTTTGGAGCCTCTGTGTCCTGATCAGTGTCATCATCTACAGAATCAATGTCAATGCTGTTCATTGCCTGTACAGCAGTTGCACTTGGCTTGAGCCCCATAACACTGTAAGCCTTTGCATTGATGAGAATGTCTTGGATCTTCTCATTCTTAACTCTGTCTAACTGACCAGTAAGACGTGTAAAGCCTGATTCATCCAAACCGTAGTTATAAGTGCCAGTCTTTGGATTCACTTTGCGTGATCTGTAGAGTGTGCACTCATCTGTAATGCTTGGATAAAGAGTTGAGAAGATAACTGATCCATCATCACTGACCGGATTGAATGTTGCTGTTTTGACAGTGTCAATGTACAACTGCAGTTCTTCTTTAGGACCTGAGACAGTATAGAAATGTCTGTGTCCTTCTGGGCAAACTCCTTTGTCACCACGTGCCAATAATTCGTCTGCTTTGCCTGTTGTGTCTTTTCTTGAGAAAGACCATGTTGCTTTAAGTGCCATCTTGTGTAAGTTTTTAAGATGTGAATAAATAAAGTGAATTACCTGTGAACACATGTGCATTTCTGCTTGTGTCCATGTTAAGTTAAGGGTTGTCCAAACAAGGATGTGCATAGTCTGCGTAAGAAAGAGAAGTTGTTGTGAAAAAATGTGAAGAAAAAAAGAGTAACATTTCTGTTACTCTGTGCAATCATTGAGCAGATTTGAGCTCGGCAGCAAGCTGTCTTTGCTCAATCTTGCTCTTGATTGGGTCAATATCAGACAAACTGAGTTTGTCATGAGGTTGGCCCGGCTCAGGTGTGAGTGTAAACGTGGCAAGGTATGTCATACCGCTGACAAGTTTGCATGCCTGAGCATAATTGGTGTGAACTGGCCAATATGTTTTTGGCCGAGTGACACCTTCATAAGTCTCTGGTGGCATTGCCACATCAGAGGCTTTAATGATGATTTGGTCCCAATTGCCATCCTTGGCATTGTACTGGAACAAAGCTGTGCAAGAAAATTGTTTTTTCATTTTGTATAAGTTTATGTTACAAAATGAGTAAAGGGTTGTCTGAACAAGCATGCAATCCAGCATAAGCAAAAACTTTTTGACAAGGGAAAAAAGTTGCATGCTTTGCTGCAAGATTGCTCCCACGTGGTGCAAGTCAAGGGGGGTCCCCACCCTTGCGCGGCAGCCGGGGGGCTTGTGATATAGGACCCATCACATGCTCTACTATAGTATTAAAATTTTACCCTTATAGTATTTTGTTTTATCTTTACCTTATGAAGAAGATTGATATGGGGAAGTTTGTTCTTCTTATAGGAGATGATGCTACTGAGATCTTTGATTACTATGGTGTCAAAGAGATGCACGGGTTGAACCGTAAAGATGCCCAGGCAGAAGAAGTTGATAAGACTACAGGTAATGGTGTTTATATATATGGTTGGACTAATTATGATCCCCGGGACAAGAAGCTTACAGCAAAAGCCCCGTATAAACCTTTTCTCTTTCTGAACAAAAAACACTTTACTGGAAAGTTTACTGATATTACCCTTGTTAATCATGAGGCTATGCATATAGTTATTTTGCTTAATAACTGGGATATCCGGGATAAGGAAGAAGAGACAATATCTGAAGCAGAAGATATTACTAATAGGATAGTGAAGATGCTTAAGCTAGATAAATTTACTAAGTGAAAGTATACTTTGACCATATCAAAGGCTTTGGTAAAGTCAGTGATCTAGAGCTTATCATTAACTGTGCCTATGGTATATTAGAACCAAATGAATCTTGTATAGATGCACTAAAGCAAGGATGGATACCATGGGAGGGCAGATGGTATAATGAGCGTAGCACTAGATTAGATCTGAGTATTTATCAACCCACAAAGACTACAAAAAAATTATCTAAGAAAGTTAATGTTGCTGTAGGAGATGTATTAGCTCATAAAGAGATGTATGAAGAGCTTTATGAAAAGTACTGTTCTTATCATGGGTTTAAAAGAGATATTAAGTTAGAGTCTTTTAAAGATTGTCAGGTTATAGAATACTGGACAGATTACCTAGTAGGGATTAGTTTATATAAACAGTTTGAAACACAGTTTGTAGCATATCAGTTTATATGGGATTATGCAGACCCTAAATTATCCCTAGGTACAGTTGCTCAGTACTATGAATGTGAGACTGCTAAGCTACTTGATTGTGAATATGTTTATCTCTTAGGTGGGTATGAAAAATGTTGTGAGTATAAAGCTAACTATCCCGGGTTTGAGTTTTGGACCGGTCAAGAATGGTCTAGTGATGTAGACTTATACAAGCAACTAGTAGGAAGAGATGAAAGAATTAAAATTATTGAATATGATGTATGAACCTAAAAATAGAGTAGAAGTAGATACACCAAAAGGCTCAGGCTTCATATGGATGATAACAGACTATGGTCATGAGACAGACACTATTTATACTGTGATTATAAATAGTACAGGAGAATTTTGGCAGTTTACTCATAGAGATATAAAAGCTAAAAGTAATATTACGTTTCGTAGAAATATGAAAAAAGCAATAGATCCTCTTATTGGAAAATAATAATTAGTATATTATAAAAAAGGATATACTATGGCAAAGGTTAAAGATGCAGCTGTAAGAGCATATGCAAAGAACAAGGTGTCACGCCCAGGCGTACATGCAAAGACTAAAACATCTGTTTCAAAGAAGTCTAGGAATTACAAGAAATTATATAGGGGACAGGGAAGATGAAAAAGTTATTAGTAGTTACCGGTTTGATTATGTTGGCATCATGTAAGTCTACCTCACACAAGTGTGATGCTTATGGATCAGTAGAAGAATATGATATACATAAGAATGATTTAGAGTTACAAAAAAAATATTCATCATATATTGTAATTAAATAAAATAGTTCTACATTTGTAGAGCCCTGCTTGGCATAGTGATTAATGGATAAATGACGAATAATAAGCTCCTAGGAAACTTGGAGCTTATTTTTTTTATACTATCTTTGTTTAAACCAACAAAGTTTAAATATGGAAGATAGAGTAGTACTTGAAGTCATCATAGATAAGGATGACCAAATAGTAGTTCAAATGGGTGATGCATCTGGTAGTATTAGCCCAGCAACTCTAGTAGGAATACTAGAACAAGTTAAGCATAGTATCTTTGAAAACCTTCGTGTAGAGAAAGTATCTAAGTCTAACCAATCATATGATGCGTAATGGAAATTAAAGAAACAAAGATTCCAAGCTTTGGTGAACAGCTTATTGGAATTACTTATAATCCAGAATCAGAAGACACTGTAGTTAAAATTAAGTCTATGTTTGCTGAGATAGCAGAGATAATGAAGAAGGATTACACAGAGAATAATAGACACCCGCTTAAGAGTCTCCTGTTTGATCATGCCGTGGGGGAGATAGTTAATGCACAAATGGCAGTAGTAAAATTAATAACACTTAAACATTACACAGATGAAGTTGATGGGGAGAAGAATCCTGATTGATATTCCTAAGAAGAAGGAATCAGTAATTGAGCTTACAGCAAAAGATGAGGAAGCAGTAATGCAAGAAGCTATGAAGCTTTGGACTAAGCTTAATGTTTATGCTACGGGGGATACAGTAGAGAAAGTATCACCGGGGGATAAAGTATATGTAACTACTGGTTCACTCCAGAATGCAGAGAAGGTAGAAATAGAAGGTGATGTTAAGCTCATGTTGAGCGAAGGTGATGTTGCAATAGTATGGTAAAGTTTTATAGAAAGAAGCCTGTAGTAATTCAGGCTCTTCAGTGGACGGGTGATAACAGAGATAAGGTATTTGAGTTTTGCAAAGACTGTTATTTTAATGTAGACTTTGAAACAGTAAAGCCAAAACTAGTAATTAGAACACTTGAAGGTGATATGCAAGCTACAGTAAATGACTTTGTTATCAAGGGAGTTAATGGTGAGTTCTACGCATGTAAACCAGATGTGTTTGAAAAAACTTATGAGTCAGTTACTAATGAATAATATTTATATATTAGTATCTCTTTTTCAGTGAATAGTAGTTAATTTAGGTAAAGTCCCCAGGAATTTTCTTGGGGATTTTGTTATTTAAAAAGTTTTCAGTATATTATAGTGTAACATAATTTTTATATACCATGGATATTTTAAACTGGCTCTATTTACGTAAAGAGCGTCTCATTAAGAAAACAGCAAATAATGCAAATACAGATCTAGTAGCAATTGGTGCAGATGTATCTTTCCTTAAAAGGGATGATAAGTACAAGACTTATGCAATGCCTATTAAAGATCTGTCTTTAGCAGGTGATGTAGCTAATACGGGATATTATACAGTAGATCTTAATACTACTAGTACAGTAAACGTAACTACACCTAAAGGAGTTATTGAGATCACTATGGATTTTACTAATGCTATTGACCCAGCTGCAAACTTTGCAACATCAGTAGGACTTACCATTAATAACCCAGATATGGATTTTTCAGATCTTGATAAAGTGTACTATCAAGCAACTCCATATTATAATCCAGATCAATTAGGTGATACTTTTATCCCGTATGTTCTTGCAGTTGGTGCACTTCCTGGATTAAATCTTGAAATCTTCAATGCAAGTTCTGTAGAAATAGGAGGAGTAGCTTCATTAGCTCTTGGAACATCTACGACTATACTTGCTGAAGCAAATAAGATTTATACTTACTTGCCTACTACTACTACCGGTCCTGGATCAGGAGCTGTGGTTACACTTGAACGTGATGGTGCTGGAGCAATATCTAATATTATTGTTGCAAATACAGGTAGAGAATATGTTGTTTCAGATACATTAGATATTCCTGGTAATTACGTTGGGGGTGCTTCACCTGCAGATGATGTTACACTTAATGTTACTGCAGTAGACAATGAAAACATATTTACTGGAAAATTCTATCTATACTACGAACTATATAATTTCTAATTGTCATGGCAAAGAAAAAGAAAGTTGAGGAGCAGCCACAAGTTGTTGTGGTAAGAACAACTCCAACATGGAGTGAAAAAGTACGTGAGAGAAACACTGTAAAGAAATAAGTAATGTTAAATAATCTTACTAACTTCTTTAACCTGATAAGGGGAAGGAAGATCAAGAAAACTCTGGCTAATTCAGATCTTATTGCTATTGGGGTAAGGGATGATAGATTTGATGGTAAATACCAACCTTCTGCTATTAAGTATGAAGATTTACAAACACAAGTAGGTGTACCTTATAAAAGTTATGTAGCTCATTTGATACAGTCAGGTACAAATGCTCCTACGCCATTTGTGTTAGAAAATTCATTAGGTGTTAATGTAACATTTCAACGTGTTGTTGCAGGTCAATACATTATGTTATTTAGTGAGCCGGTCTTTACATCTCCTACATCAGCTTTTGTAACAATATCACAATTGTATGATTATGATGTACCAAGTGGAAATGGGTATAGAATTGGATATGGAATTAGTTTTTTTAATGTAATTACCATAGAAAGTTTTGATTTGCTTACTGCTACTTATAATGATGATATTCTTGGTCAAGCAATAGTACCTTGCATAATTGAAGTAAGAATTTATAATTAATAAATACTGTCATGAATACATTTACACCAGAAGCATTACTTGCAAGTTTAATTACAAAGTATGCATATCTAAATGATAATAATGCTACAGCCAATACAGTATACGAAATAATAATGGCTAGTATGCCTAAAAATTAATAGTCATGTCAATAGGTAATTTAAAATCAGAAGGTGACAAGGGTAATAACTTTCCTTGGCAGTTAAAAATGTTACGTGGTCTACAAGCAATTGTAGATGCTCTTACTGGAAATATAATTGGAAGCTCAAGAGCTGCTAAAGTACAAAGAGTCACAGGACCATGGACAAATCCTGCAAATGTATTTAGCTTTTCTGTAGCTAATGTAGGAGCTGCAAATGGTACTGTACTTGGAGTTACAATAAAACCAGGTGAAATAGTTAATTATGATGCTAATGGTATAAATAACTATTTTGGAACTGGAGATATTATAGCAAATGGAACTGGTACAGAATTACTAATTACCTGGATCACTGCGTAATGGGTACTATAATATCTACTTCTGGTTCATCAAATAGTGGTAATATTCTTACTAATCTTCCTATGCTAGCAGATGCATTTGGAAGATTGAGAGTATCTAATCCACTTACACTGTTTGATTCATCTCATAGATACAGGGATAATGGTCTATGGAATACTGATACTGCTAATGGTGGAACTGCTGTATTTAGTGCAAATGAGGGATTAGTAAACTTAAATGTAACTGGTACAAATGGATCTGAAGTACTAAGAGAAACTACAAAAGTATTCTCTTATCAACCTGGTAAGTCACTACTTGTATTCAATACATTTGTAATGGCTCCTGCACAAAACGATTTAGTACAAAAAGTAGGTTATTTTGGAACAGAGAATGGTATCTACATTCAGTTAAAAGACAGCACTTTAAGTTTTGTAGAAAGAAGTTCAGTTACAGGTTTGGTAACTGAGACTATTGTTGATCAAGCTGCTTGGAATGCAGATACATTAGATGGTAACGGAGCTTCAGGAGTAATCTTAGACATAACCAAGGCTCAAATCATGTTTATGGATATTGAGTGGTTAGGGGAAGGAACAGTAAGATTAGGGTTTGTAATAGATGGTAATTTTATAGTATGTCATAGATTTAATCATGCTAACTTAATTCCATCTACTTATATTACCACGGCTTCATTACCGCTAAGGTATGAGATAACTAATACAGGAACAGCAACTGCAAGTACTTTAAAACAAGTTTGTTCTACTGTAATATCTGAAGGTGGATATGAATTAAGAGGAGCACAACAAGCTATTGGTACTCCTATAAACGCACCTATATCTTTTGCAGCTCCTGCAACATATTATCCCCTTGTAGGTGTAAAACTTACAGCAACCAAACTAGATGCTATAGTTATATTAACTGCTATATCTATACTTGGATTAGGTAATGGTAAAAACTATGCTTGGAGAATAGTTCAAGGTGGAACAGTCACAGGAGGTGCTTGGGTACCAGTTGGTGCTGATTCGGCAGTAGAATACAATCTTACAGGCACATCAGTTGCTGGCGGAAGAATACTTGCACAAGGGTATGTAAATTCATCTAACCAAGGTTCTCCAAGTATCAATATATTGAAAGAAGCTTTGTTCTCAACTCAGCTTGAAAGAAATAGTTTTACCGGTGTAGCAACAGAACTTATTGTAGAAGCAGCAATAGATGCTATAGGAGGTACATTAGGTATGTATGCATCAGCAGACTGGGAAGAAATAAGTAGATAAAACTAAAGATAATGAGTACACAAATAACTATTAGTGAAGCAAAATCCAATGTTGTATATCTACAAACCACAGGTTCTGCAGTAATTACTGGAAACAGTCCTATATCCTTAATAGCATCAGGAATAGGATCTTTGGTAATTCCTGCTAATACTCTAGTAGAAGGCACCACATATAGATATTCTATGGGAGGTATACTTGACAATGATAATGTATCCGGTGAAGTAGTAAAATTTGCAATTGGTTTAGATAATTTCATCCCAGTTTCTTTAACGGGCCCTACAACTTTACAGTATTCAATGCCTCCTCTTAACAATGGCTATTTTAAAATTGAAGGTGAATTTACTATAACTAATTCGGGTTCTGTTCTTACTTCAGTTTTATTTACATGTGGAGATAATGCCGTTCCTGTAGTACCAAATACAACAAGTGCATATTCTTCTGCAGTAATAATTGATGTAACAGTTCCTTATACATTTGCTTTAGCTGCTAGTTTTGGGTCTGCACTGGGTACAAATAAAATAGGTTCTTGGACATTTATTCTTGAAAAAATAAAGTAATACTTCTGATATGGTTAATATACCGATACAAGGCATAGTAAGTGTAACAGGTACTACTCTATATACTGTACCTTCTACAAAGAAAGCTAGGTTTGTAACTATTACAGCAACAAACCCGGCAGCCTATGTATTGACTCTATCAAGATTTGATAAATCACTAAACAACACAGTTACAATCTTTAGCTATACACTCAATGCAGGAGATAGTGTTATTGATCAAACTGGTTATTTTCTTGAAGAGGGAGATAAACTAATTCTCACATCTTCAATCCCGGGAACTAACTATACAGCTTATTTTACTGTTGAGTAATGGAAGTAGTAGATGGTAACGGTAATGTATTTGGTAGACTTCCTATACAAGTAATAGGTCCTGATGGTAAACCTAAAACTACTAGTGGAGGTGGTTCTCCTACAGGCCCCGCAGGTGGAGATCTAACAGGTTTCTATCCTAATCCAGGAGTTAACTGGCCTAATGGTTTACCTACTTATAACTTATCTTATTATCCATTATCATCTAACCCAGCAGGATACTTAACGGGTATCACAAGTACTCAAATAACAACAGCATTAGGATACACACCTTATTCAGCAGCTAACCCGGCCGGTTATATATCAGGTATTACATCACTTGATGTTACAACAGCACTAGGTTATACCCCTGTAAATAAAGCGGGAGATACTATGTTAGGTTTCCTAACTCTAAATGCAGACCCAACATCAGCCCTACACGCAGCTACTAAGCAGTATGTAGATAACCTTTCAGGTGGTATTAATTTCCATGCACCATGTCACGTAGCTACAACAGGTAACTTATCTGCTACATATCTTAATGGTGTGTCAGGAGTAGGTGCTACACTTACTTCTACAGTAAATGCAGCACTAGTTATTGATACACATACTTTAGCAGTTAATGATAGAGTGCTTGTGTGGCAACAGTCTGCGGGGCTTGAGAATGGTATATATAGTGTTACTGATGCAGGATCTCCTACTACACCATGGATACTAACTAGAGCAACAGATGCAGATAACTCACCCGCAGGAGAACTTCAGAACGGAGACTTTACTTTTATTCAAGTAGGTGCAACTTATGGTGGTTTTGGATTTATCTTGAATACCACAGGTACAATTACTGTAGGAGTTACTGCTATAAACTATGTTCAGTTTAATGCAGCCCAAGTTGTTACTGCTGGTTTTGGATTACAAGAGCTTACTCCTAATGTACTTTCAGTAGATACATCTGTCATAGCTACAGTAGCAAGTTTAGGATCATATCTAACTTCAGCAACAGCTGCGGCAACCTATTACCCTCTTACAAACCCATCAGGATATATATCAGGAATAACTTCTCTAGATGTTACCACAGCTCTAGGATATACACCTTATAATGCAACAAACCCTGCAGGATATATCACAGGCATCACATCTCTAGATGTAACTACTGCACTTGGATTTACTCCATATAACTCTACTAACCCAGCTGGGTATATTACATCTGCAGCTTTATCACCATATCTTACTTCTGCTACAGCAGCTTCTACATATGTACCTCTTACCAGAACCTTAACTATTAATGGTACCACACAAGATCTATCTGCTAATAGAACATTTACAGTAACAGCACCAGATCCTGCAGGATGGACTACAATAGTAAAGAGTGCAAACCAAGATGTGACAAATAATGCAACTCCACAAATAGATACAGACTTGCAATTTTCCGTTGTGGCAGGTGGTCATTATATGTTACAAATGGATGTATGTTACTCAGGGAATAACACTACAGGAGACTATGCCTTTGAATTACGAGTTACTTCAGGAAATATGAAAGGGCAAGGTACTATTTATGCTTATTCTTCGGCAGGTACTATTACTAACGGTTCTTTTACAGCTAATAGCTCAGCGGTCACAAATACTCCATTTGTGGGTGTTAATTTAGCTGATTTAGACCAATTGCAATTTTTACAGATTTGGTTTAATTTCACAGCATCAGCAAATGCTACTCTCAACTACCGTTTCTCTAATGCAGCAGCAGCAGCAGGACGAACGTCAAGAACTTGGAAGGGTTCAATTTTAAGATATAAAAGAATAGATTAATCAGCTTTTTTTTGTATATTAAGTATATATACTTATTTTTTATAATTAATAGAAATGAAAGCAACTCTTATTAAAGTATACAGCTCACTAATCTTACCAATAATAGTATTCTTTGCACCCATCTATGTTATGGTTTTTTTAGTAGGTTTGGCTACTCTTGTAGATACTTGTTTTGGTATATGGAAAGCTAAGTCACTAGGAGAACACTGTGATTCCAAAAAGTGCCGTAAAGGTTTGATACCAAAGATAAGATCATATGTAGGAATTGTACTTCTTTTATTTGTAGCTGACTTCTATATAGTAAATGAACTTACTAAGCTTTTTATAGATATTGACTTTGTATCAACAAAACTTGTATCTTTAGGCCTGATTGTTATTGAAGTTAAGTCAATGGATGAGTCTTTTGAGAAAGTAAAAGGTTATTCTTTCATTGCTAAACTTTATAACAATCTAAGGAATATCAAGAAAGTAAAGGATGACATGCAACCATGAAGTTTAACTGGCCACAATTTATATTGCTATTAATAACCTGGGCACTGGGAGTAACTATCTTAATTGCTCTTCTTAATTCCTGCTCAGTAGAGCATCACTTAGCTAAAGCAAGAAAACATACTGACATTGCAATACGCAAGGGAGCAGTAATTAAACCTGACACAGTATGGCAGTATCATTACACAAAAGAAGTTGTGTATGATACAGTAACCAATACTTACAGGGAGATACTCAAGAAAGATAGCAGCTTCCAAACTATAAATAATACTATAGCTCCTGGAATGTCACGTCAAGAAAGAATAGCATTAGAATCTTACTACAAGCATCTAGAGAAGATGATGAAGCTACAGAATGATTCACTAGCTAAACAACTCAGGGCTCTTATCAAGACTAACAGACAAGACAATAGAACTGATAGAGTTATTACACGTGTAGAAAATAGACAACCTTGGGCTTGGGTAGTACTAGCCGGGTTTATATTTGCAATACTAATATTACTAAGAAGCATATTGAAGCATTATGGGTTATGAATGGTTAAAAGCAGAGAAGGCTCCAAAGATTTTAGTAGAAGCTGTAAAGCATATTGGAGTAAAAGAGATTGTAGGAAAAGAACACAATCCTGAGATTATGCGTTGGGCAGATGTTGTTGGTGTATCTTGGTACACTAATGATGAGATACCTTGGTGTGGTCTTTATATTGCTTATTGTGCAAAGGCATCAGGTCTTGAGGTTGTTAAAGCTCCTCTCCGTGCTTTGTCTTGGGCAGAATATGGAACTGCAGTAGATGAACCTATGCTTGGTGATATCCTTACATTCAAAAGAGATGGTGGAGGTCATGTAGGTATATATGTAGGAGAAGATCCTAAATACTATCATGTTCTAGGTGGAAACCAGAACAATTCAGTTAATGTTGCACGGATAGCTAAATCTAGATTGTTTAAAGCACGTAGAACAAAATGGAAAGTAGCTCAACCGGCAAATGTGAGAAAGGTATTCCTTGAAGCAAAAGGAACAATAACAACTAATGAAGCTTGATTATGAAACTTAGAAATAACTGGAAAGTAAAGAATAAGCAGTGGGATAAGTTCCAAATAAGAATTAGAATTGGAAGGATTGATTTTGTATCTATTGATATAGATGTATCTAGAGAGTTCTATATGTTGACTCTATTAAACTTTAGCATTAAAAACAGATAATCATGAAGAATTTTAAAGGTTTGCAAAAGTATGCTCAAGGAGCTATGGTAAATACTGAAGATTTTATGCAGTCATCTCAGGCAGATACATCTATGATGGAATGGCCAGGAAGACCAAAAAGAAAAAAGTTACCTAAAAAAAGAAGGATAGCTAATCCTGGTAAGTGTACTTACAAAGGATGTCTATAATTTAAAAACAGCTTGATCAACCCAGGTATACTGTACCTGGGTTTTTTGTTTCTAAATATTTCAAGTTTAAACTTTATTTGTATATTTGTTATAAACTTAAAATACAGTAGTATGCAAAACCAACAACAAGAAATGGATCTTAGTCCAGAAGAACTAGCAACTAGAAAAGAGGAAATGCTTAAGTTCTACACAGACTCACTACCTTATCTAGAAGCACAGTTTAAGTATGAAGAAATGCTTATGAAACTAGATGAAGTAAGATTCAAAAGAACAAGTATTCAAATGCAGTTTGCAATGATGATGCAGGGACCAGGTCCTGAAGAAGAGGAAAATGATGAACCAGATCAAAATACTGGTGAAGAGTTTAGAACTGTAATGCAACAAACTGAAGATTCAAGTAAAAGAAAACTTAAGAAATCATAATCATGGCACTTGTTACTCAAGTAGAGAAACGTGTAAAAATGAGTAAATGGGATGCTGTAAAGTTTCAGATACTAACTCACTGTTATATTAATCGTATAGCAGTGAGTGAATCTGACTTAAACTGTCTAACATTACTTAGCTTTAATCAACCTATTGGGTTGAATGATTTTTGTTATGATGCATCTTCAGAAGAATCTTGGATTTTTAAATCTCCACAAACAGTAAGAAACTGTATTAATAAAGCTGAGAAAAATAAGTTAGTTCTTAAAGACAAGAAGAATAAAAAACTTATTAGTCTCAACCCAGATTTAAAAATACAAACTGAGGGAACTTTACTTCTTGATTTTAAATTCTTAGGATATGATACCCAAGAAACCCAAGGAAATAATTAAGCAAGTAGCAGAAGAACTTGATGTTCCTCAAAGTATGGTAGATGACGTGATTACATTCTACTATAAGACGCTAAGAAAGAAGTTATCAAATCTTGAAGATCTCAAATTTAGTAATCCTGGACTTGGGCATTTTTTAATACGCAACACAGGTGTAGCAAAGACTATAAAGAAATATGAGTCCATGAGATCTGGAATGGGAGATGCAACATTTTCAAATTATCATAATAGAAAACTTATTGAAGCACGTTTAGATAAACTCTACGCAATCAATGAAAAAATAAAAGAGTTTATGGAGGTTAAGAAAAAATTTAAAGACTTAAGATATGGCAAACAAACTGAAGGACATTTGGAAGAACCGAAAACAGATTCTGGAGGGAATAACTAATGCTTTACTCAGAGATGAGTATGTAGAAGCAGTATCCAGAGTAAGACTAGAAGTTTGTGATGCATGTCCCAGTAAAGGTAATAAGTGTGTAGTAAAAGGTACTGCTCCATGTTGCAATGAATGCGGTTGCTCACTTGGATTTAAGACAAGAGCTCTATCTACTGAATGTCCTCTAGGTAAGTGGAAAGCTCTAATGACAGAGGAGGAAGAAGAGAAACTTGATAATCTAAATTAATATGTATTCAAACAGTACACCAGAGAATTGGGATCCTGAAAAGTTTTTAGAAACTTGGAGTAGTATGGGTAACCCAGTAGATAAGCATCAAACAATAACATCAACAACTACATCAATAGATCCTGATAAGTGGAAAAGAAGTGTTGTTGAAAATACTTATAAAAGTCCGGTAGTATTACTTGAAGAAAGAGTAAAGAAACTAGAACTAGATAACAAACTATTAAGACTAAAGATGCTTTCTATGGAAGGCAAGTTTACACAAGACGAGATTATAAACATAAGAAAGATGCTAATGTCAAATGATGAAGCATCAATTACACTAGCTGATTCTATAATTGAAAATGCATGAGTATAGTATTTAATGCTGCAGATCATAGCTATAAAAGCATTGATAATGCAGAAGACATAAATTGGATAAGTGTTACATCACTTGTTTCCAGCTTAAAAGAACCTTTTGATGCAAAAGGTATTGCGGCTAAAATAACAAAGTCTAAAAGATCTAAGTGGTATGGTGTACCACCAGATAAGATACTTGAGTTATGGCAAGCTGAATCAGACAGAGCTATTGCACTGGGTACCTTTTATCATAACCAAAGAGAATCTGATATTTGTTCTTTATCGTCAATAGAAAAGGAAGGTATACCAATTCCTGTGTATACACCTATACAAGAGAATAATGTTAAGACTGCACCCCCACAAAGACTTACCGATGGTATATATCCTGAACATATGGTATATCTTAAGTCTGCAGGTATATGCGGTCAATCTGATTTAGTTGAAGTAGTTAATGGTAGAGTACATATCATAGATTACAAAACAAACAAAGAGATAAAGACAGAATCTTTCAAAGACTGGGAAGGTATATCTAAGAAGATGTTACACCCGGTAAATAACTTAGATGACTGTAACTTTAATCATTATTCTCTACAGCTTAGTATTTATATGTATATTATACTAAAGCACAATCCTAAATTAAAACCAGGAGATATATACATACACCACATAGTCTTTGAAGAAGAAGGTAAAGATGAGTATGGCTATCCTATTACAAAGTACTCTATTGAAGGAGATCCTATTGTAAAAGAAGTTATACCTCTTAAAGTACCTTATCTTAAAGATGAAGTTATATCAATAATTAACTGGTTACATGATAACCGAGACAAAATAACTAAGAAATGATAGCAAGACTATTTGATGTTCAAAACGGTAAAGTGATTCCTACAGAACACTGTTATACACTAAAATCACTAAAAGATATAATGGATAATTATCCTGATGATTATTTGAAAATATATCAGTACCTTTTCTACATGACTTGTCCGAATCCAGATATGAATCCTTTTTTCAATGTGCCGCACATGGACAAAGAGGAGCTTATACTAGATGAAATAGAAGCAGAGTTCTCTACTGAAGATGATGATATATCAACAGCACTTAAGTTCTGTGAGAGAATGTATGAAACACCTACCTCACGCGCGTATGAGGGCATGCAGAAAGCACTAGACAGAATCTCAAGATATCTTGCTACCACACAAATCACTGATGGTAAAGATGGTAATATAGCACAGATTAGAGCAATTGCTAAAGACTTTGACAGTATTAGACAATCCTTCAAGGGTGTGTATAAAGATCTACAGGAAGAACAACAAAGTAGAGTAAGAGGTGGTCAGGGTCTTGCATATGATATGTAATGGATAATATTTGGATAGACATACCAACCTGGGATAACGGTACTTGGACTACTACAAGTTTTGATTCTAAAGAAGACTTTAGAACTTTTGTGTTTTCTATTTTTAAAGAACCAGGTCAATATAACTTTAACTCAGATACATCCAAAGTATTTAATGAGCAAGCTCAAATATTTGCTAAGGAAAAGGTTTACTGTACTGCACCCTTTAAGTCCAAAGATTTTATAGCTTACTGGGATGATCAAAAGAAGAAATGCAGACAAGGTATATTAGTTAAGTCAGGTAAGGAAATATGGTATCTTACCAGAGACTACTATATGTGGTTAAACTTCTTACCAATCTTTGATAAAGAGATACAAGCATTTGGTTTTGCCAAAATCAGGGATGCACAGTATCATATGGCCCTATATGAATGTTTAGCAGAACTATACTATATGCATGCTGCTATTCTTAAGAAACGTCAGATAGCATCATCATATTTTCACATGGGTAAATTCATCAACCAGATATGGTTTGAAGAAGGGGTTACTCTTAAGATGGGTGCATCACTCAAAGATTATATCAATGAGAAAGGTTCTTGGAAATTTTTAAATGAATATGCCGCATTCTTAAATGAACATACTGCATGGTACCGTCCAATGTCACCAGACAAAGTAATGATGTGGCAGCAGAAGATTGAAGTAAGAAAAGGTAACCGTAAAACAGAAGTAGGTCTCAAAGGTGTAATACAAGGTATGTCTTTTGAAAAGGATCCTACTAATGGTGTCGGTGGACCAGTAAAGTACTTCTTTCATGAAGAAGCAGGTATTGCACCTAAGATGGATCAAACATATGGATATATTAAACCTGCACTTAAATCAGGTATGATTACCACAGGTATGTTTATAGCAGCAGGATCTGTGGGTGACTTGGATCAGTGTGTTCCACTAAAGAATATGGTTCTTAAACCAGAGGTTAATCAGATATATGCAGTAGATACTAATCTAATAGATTCAGAAGGTACTATAGGAAGAACAGGACTATTTATTCCTGAGCAGTGGTCAATGCCTCCTTTTATAGATAATTATGGTAACTCCCAAGTAGAAGAAGCACTCAAAGCTCTTGATGAGTACTTTGATAAGTGTAAGAGGGAAATGACTCCAGAAGATTACCAGCTTGAAGTATCACAGAGACCTAGAAACATTGAAGAAGCATTTGCATATAGAAAAGCATCTATATTTCCACCACATCTTCTTGGTGCTCAACAAAGGAGAATTGAAGACAAAGAATATGCATATGAGTTCTTAGATATCTATGCTGATGATAATGGTAAACCTGCAGTAAAAGCAACAAACAAACTTCCTATATCTGAATTCCCAATATCTAAAAAGACTGAAGATAAAACAGGAACTCTTGTAGTATGGGAAAGACCGGTAAAGGATCCAACCTTTGGAATGTATTATGCATCTATTGACCCCGTATCTGAAGGTAAGACAACTACCTCAGAATCACTGTGTTCTATATATGTAATGAAAGCACCGGTTGAAGTAACTAAAGTTAATGGTGTTGAAACAGAGAACTTTATAGAACAAAGTCAAATGGTAGCAGCATGGTGTGGCAGGTTTGATGATATAAAGAAAACACATGAGAGATTAGAACTTATTATAGAATGGTATAATGCCTGGACTGTAATAGAAAATAACATATCTCTTTTTATTCAGTACATGATATCCCGTAAGAAACAAAAGTATCTAGTACCAAGAACTCAGATAATGTTTCTTAAAGATCTTCAGGCTAATGCTAATGTATTCCAAGAATATGGGTGGAAGAACACTGGTACACTCTTTAGGTCACATCTAATTAGTTATGCTATAGAATACATCCGGGAGGAACTTGATGTAATAACAACAGAGGATGGCTCCATACTAAAAACTATATATGGAATAGAGAGAATAAAAGATCCAATGCTCATCAAAGAAATGAAGGAGTATGTGGAAGGACTCAACGTTGACCGGTTAGTTTCTTTCTGTGCACTAGTTGCATTTATGAAAATTCAAGAATCTAATAGAGGTTATATAAAAAGAACTATAATGGATGATGCAGCTAAAAAGTTGCAAAAGTCAGATAATTTGTTTAAATTATCTAATAGCCCTTTCCGGCATATGGGAAAGGGTAAACTTGCTAATGGACAACAATATAAACGTTCACCGTTTAAACATTTTAAATAAAAGCTATGCAGGTATATAACGCCTTACAGCTCAAGAAGGGAGCAAAAGTTCAACACAATAGGATGGGTAGTATTACTCAGCCACTTCAGTTTATACCAAAAAAAGATAAAGATGAAGAGTGGGCAGCATGGAACTTAGACTGGCTAGAGTGGAATGGACTTAAGCAACTACGCAGGAATGCACGTAGGTTAATGAAGAACTACAAGCTTGCAAAGGGTATTATAGACAGAACAGACTACATTGTAGAGGAAGACAATGAGTATGTAGATATTATTGAAACTCTTACAAAAGAAGATGCTACTGCACTAGAATTAAAGTTCTACCCTATTATCCCTAATGTTATTAATGTTTTAGTAGCAGAGTTTGCAAAGAGATCCACTAAACTTACTTACCGTGCAATAGATGAGTTCTCATATAATGAGATGTTGGAACAAAAAAGAGCTGCTGTAGAAGAAGTATTAATGGCAGATGCTCAAATGAAAATTGTTGCCGCATTAATGGAGCAAGGTCTAGATCCACAATCAGAAGAAGCACAACAACAATTAAACCCACAGAATCTAAAGTCATTACCAGAGATAGAACAGTTCTTTAAGAAAGACTACAAATCTATGGTAGAACAGTGGGCTTCACATCAACATAAGATTGATGTAGAAAGATTCAAGATGGATGAGCTTGAAGAAAGAGGTTTCCGTGACATGCTTATTACAGATAGAGAGTTCTGGCATTTCCGTATGATGGAAGATGACTATGAAGTAGAACTATGGAATCCTGTTCTTACATTCTATCATAAGTCACCAGATGCAAGATATATATCTCAAGCTAACTGGGTAGGGAAAACAGATATGTATACTGTTGCTGATGTAATTGACAGGTATGGATACTTAATGACTGAAGATCAATTAGAAGCACTAGAAGCAATATATCCTATTAGATCTGCGGGTTATAATATTGGTGGTCTCCAAAATGATGGTTCTTATTATGATGCTACAAGAACTCATGAGTGGAACGTAAACATGCCTTCACTTGCATACCGTCAATACACATCTATGATGGCAGGATCTGTACTACAGGGAGGTGATGTAGTAACACAAATTCTTTCTGAAGGTGAAGATTATGATACTGCAGGTACTGCATACTTACTAAGAGTAACAACATGCTACTGGAAGTCACAGCGTAAAGTAGGACATCTTACTAAAGTAGCAGACAATGGTGAAGTTGTTACTGAGATTGTAACAGAAGATTATAAAGTTACAGACAAACCTATCTATGATACTAGACTCTTTAAGAACAGAACTAAAGATAATCTGGTGTATGGTGAACATATAGATTGGATTTGGATCAATGAGGTATGGGGTGGTGTAAAGATTGGACCAAACATTCCATCATTCTGGGGTATGAATAACCCAGGTGGATTTACTCCAATTTACATAGGTGTAGATAAAAACAAAATAGGTCCTATTAAGTTTCAGTTTAAGGGTGATGCAACTCTATATGGATGTAAACTACCAGTAGAAGGTTCTGTATTCTCAGATAGGAACACTAAGTCTACTGCTCTTATTGACTTAATGAAGCCATACCAGATTGGATATAATATTGTTAATAACCAGATTGCAGATATCCTTGTTGATGAACTAGGTACAGTTATTCTTTTAGATCAGAATGCACTTCCTAGACACTCCATGAATGAAGACTGGGGTAAGAATAACTTAGCAAAAGCTTATGTGGCAATGAAGAACTTCCAGATGTTACCACTGGACACTTCTATTACAAATACAGAGAATGCATTAAATTTCCAGCACTTCCAAAAACTTGACCTAGAACAAACAAACCGTTTGCTTTCCAGGGTTAACCTAGCTAATTACTTTAAGCAACAAGCATATGAAGTAATTGGTGTTAACCCCCAAAGGATGGGTCAACAGTTATCACAGCAAACTGCTACCGGTGTAGAACAAGCAGTAAATGCATCTTATGCACAAACAGAGATGTACTTTATCCAGCACTGTGATTATCTAATGCCAAGGGTGCATCAAATGCGTACAGACTTAGCTCAGTACTACCACTCTAATAAACCTTCAGTAAGATTGTCATATATTACTGGAGCAGATGAAAAAGTAAACTTTGAAATCAACGGTACTGATTTACTTCTTAGAGATCTTAATATATTCTGTACTACTACTGCAAATCATAGGGCTATACTAGAACAGTTAAAAGCAATGGCTCTACAGAATAACACTACCGGTGCTTCTATATATGACTTAGGTAGAGTAGTACAGTCTGATTCTATTGCAGAGCTTAATACAGTACTTAAAACGGCAGAAGATAAGTCTACTCAGATGAAGCAGCAAGAAATGCAACAGCAACAGCAAATGCAAGAACAGATGCTTCAGGCTAAAGCTCAAGAAGAACAACTTAGAAGAGACCATGAAGCAATGGAGGCTGAGAAGAATAGACAACGTGATATTCTTGTTGCAGAAATTAGATCTGCTGGTATGGGATCAATGGTTGACCTTAATCAAAACTTGATGTCTGACTATAGTGATGCTATGAAAGAAATCAGACAAACTGAACAGTATCAAGAACAGACAAGTTTAGAAAGACAAAAGGAAACAAATAGAAATATGCTTTCTTCAGAGAAGAATCAAATTGAAAGAGAAAAGATACAAGCTCAGAAAGAAATAGCTGATAAACAATTGCAGATTGCTAGGGAGAACAAAAATAAATATGATAAAGAATAATCTATTTAGCTATATAGTGCAAAAAACGTTTCAGAAACTTTAAATTTTTGAAGTTTATTTCACTTATTCTTCTTATATTAAATTAAGTAATAAATAAAACCAACAACAATGACAGAACCAACAAATGAGTCA